TTTCAAAAGGGATTTCTTGATTAAATGCTTGTCCGTCATATTTGTCAGGTGCTGAATAATTTAAATCTCCAAAGACTTGACTATAATTATTTAAAAATCGCAAACTTGTTTGAGTAACTGGAGGCGAGTATTTAAAATTAACTATATTAAATGGAACTGGACGATCTATTGTACTTTGTGATATATCAACATATTCGCTTATGTCTCTTGAAACTCCTTTAGTCATATAGTCATCAAAGGTTTCTACATATATAGTGCTATCTCCTAATTTAGAATAAGCAACTAAATTAAACATCTTAAATAAACCAGATAGAAAATCTATAATTTTAATATTAGGTAAATAGTCTTGAATAAAAATATTATAAGATAATGAAAAAGCACTGTTTCCATAAAAGTGCTGAGTAGTTACACCATTAACAGTTTTATCTATTTGTAAACCAAAGTCTGCCAAAGTGTTTAGAGCTGAAAATGTTATAGCTTGACTTGTATTGTTATTAAATCTAATTTCTGGATCAAAAACTCTAGTTGATAAAGTTCCACTAGTTAAATTTTGAAATCTAACTACCATAACAGAAGTAGAAGAAATTCTGTCTTGTTGTCCTAGTAATTCATTTGTTGTTTTGTCTCTTGAAACTATTTCAATAGGTGCGCCAGCGTAATTAGTTATAAATCGAAATCTTAAAGTATAAGACTCACCAGAGTTAATAGTCAGCTTTCCTCCTGATAAAACATCTCCACTACCTCCTAAATAACTATAGTCGCTCAAAGTTTTTTTAACTCCTAATAAAGTGTAATTAATACCAAAATATTTAGTTGTATTGTTTAATGCAGTATATGGAGTTTTTTCACGATGTAACCAAAGATAAAGCTCATCAAACATATCACTTCCAAAAAAAGTTTTTATACTTCCATCATCTGCCATATTAAAAGTTATGTCATATTGAGTTTGTATAGCTTCTATAATTCTTTTAAGTTTTATTGCAGGTTTCAAATCTTTTCTAAGATTAGTCCAAGTTACATCGTCAAGCCTGTCAGTACTTGGAGTGTCATAAGTGTAATAATGCTCTAAACTAATTAAAGGAACTACTACATTTCGATTAGCAAGACTTGTCGCATCAACCCCTGTAGTTTGTAAACCTACTTTAAATGCTTGTTCTACATCGCCAGTTACTGTATCACTTTTAATGTCATAAGTAGTTAAAGGGTTTAAAGAACTTAAAACCTCATTTCCAAATATATCGTTTAAACTGCTAGGCTCTCCAAAGAACACAACTTTATAAGCAAAGGGTTGATTGTTTTTCATTGATACGCCATCAAGTCTAATCTTTCCTGATCTAAATGGTACTTGATTTATTTCTAATCTTGCAGTTACTTGAAACCTAGCATCAAATCCATCTTGTATATTAAAGTTATAATAGTGTTTAAATAGTTTGTTATTTACTGAAGATGCTGGTAAATTAAAACTTTTAGAAAAAGGTGTAAAGACTTTGCTAATGTCAGATATGTTCTGAATTGAATCAGTAATGCTTATTGTCTCATCTTGAAATAAGTCAACTTTTGTGTCAGATATATATAGTTGTACTTCACGCTTCATTATACTATGTTATTAATAATGTCGTTTGATTGTTCTACCTCTAGTGTGTATTGAATTAGTCTGTCGTTTAATGATGTCTTAAATGTTAAAGAACTTGATCTTACAACAACAGGATTATAAGTTACACCTCCATAAGTAATCCAAACATACTCGCTTAATAAAATATCTTCCATTACTTCATTGTATGCCTCGATCATATAATTAGTATTTAAGGTATATCTAATATTTCCGTTTTTATTAAATATTTGATTTTGATGGCTTGTAGTATCGTAAGTACTTGAAGAATAAGTAAAGATGTTTCTTTTAAAATTATCTGATTTAGCAGTCATACTCTCAACCGACTTTAAAAAGAAGTAATGCTCTTGTTGTACTCCATTTCTATTTATAAATGTCATTAATACAGGAGTGTATTTAGGATTACATATTCTTTCTATTGTCCAAGTAAAATTTCCTGATGCTGCTGCTACGCTTGTTGCTGAGGTGCTTATTGTAGCTTTGGTTGCAGTTCCTGAGTTCATATCATAAGCAAAAGAAGCTGTACTGTCTGGTAAATATATTATCTGACTACCTCCTGTGTTTGTTAATTCGTAGTCATCTGGATCAATGTCTTGATTTACTCCTGCTGTAAATAATGAATATCCATAAAATCCTGTATGTGTTACTGCACCCTGTGCTGTCGCAGTTCCTCCTCCATCTACTGCTGTATAAGTTGTAATGACATAAGAGATAGCTACTGAATCAAATGTAGTTGCACTATCAACCCAATAATCTTTTGATAAAGTTGCTATTTCAAAGACTGTTCTATTTGATGTAGCGTTTTTAAGAATTGTATATCTTAAACTTCCATCTATGGTAAGTGCTATTTGAGCAGACAAATGTGAGCCAGTTGTTACAGTTACAAAGTAAGGACTTCTTAAAAATATATTTGCCATTATTTATTATTGTTAGGTATAATTATTGAATTGTCTAAATCATCTGCAAAAGCATTTTGTAAATCATCAGGTAATCTTTTAAATGCGGCGTTAAAAGGTTTAGTAAAAAACATTGTTGGCTTTATACCATACTTAAATATGTTTTTAGCAACTGCATATTGTAAAGATTTTCTACTTAAAAATTTACCAGTCTTTTTATCTCTAGTTCCTTCTAATCCTTTTCTTACTACCCATTGACTAAAAGCAGATGGAGGAGGCATTTTTGTAGTATAGCTATAAGGTGTGTTGTATTTCTTTTTAGTACCACTTACTCCTTTATCTTGAAATCTACCGTAATCATCCATTATAAAATTTATACCAATAGCATTACTACCTTTGAACATCTTATAGTCTAAGCTATTATATAAACTTTTGCTTACATTCATTTTCCTTTTAGTTAAATTAGTTCTCGCTTGTTGGATCACATATTTACCAAATTTATTTAAAGCCTCTTTTGTTTCTTTTAGTTGCATAAGTTTATATCGTTTGCTACAAATACATCAAAGGTGCAAGTTACTCCTGCCATTTCATTCTCGAATCTTTCATAAAAGAACTCACAAGAAGCATCTCCTACTAATTGATATAAATCTAAATGAATTGTCCCTTGTCTTAATGATCCTATTAATTTATTAACTACAGCTAATTGAGTATTAATAACATCTTGCTCATTATTGTTTCCTGTGAATATATCTGTTGTTTCTTCTTTGCTAAGGTTTACTAAGTCCATTGCTAAAACACTTATGTTAAATTGTAGTACTTGTTCTTGTATTGTAACGTTGTTTACTATAATATGACTTAAAGGAAATATTGTTTGTTTAGATAAATCTATTTCTGTGATGTCGCCTGTTGTTACAGTATTAACATTTACATCAGCTAACAACTGGGTTTTAATTGTTTCTGTTATTTGATAAAATCCTCTTACTCCTTGATTGCTCATCTTTTAGTTTTACTTTTTATTAGTTTAGCTTCTAGCTCTGTTTTGTCTTTCATAAAACTTAATGCATAAAGACAAGTATGCACATTTAATTTAGTGATATCTTCAAGTCTTGTAATATCTCCGTTAGACAGGCTGAAAATTGATTGATACCAACCCCACTTTTTTCCAAAATTTGCGCTTGAGCTAAAGTCATCTCCTCCTCCTGTAAATAATTCAGCATAACTTTCGATAAGTCCATCCCTAAATGATAAAAAAAAAGTATGGAACTCAGTACAGCGTTCATTGGCATTCCTTTCATTAAATCAGAATCATCTCCGTTGTAATCTTCTATGAGGTATTTGTTTTTTACTTTTTGTTTAATCGGACGATAAAGTACAGTCATTGCTTTATGTAAGTTTTCAAAATCTCCTATGTAAGTATCTAAATCTACATACTCTCCAAAACTCATATCTTCTAGTATTGGAATAAAACCATATTCTTTATCATTCATTGTAAAGCTCGTTACTAAAGCAGGTTTCTCTTTAAACATCTCAACAAGAACTGCTGTTATGTCTTTTATGCTTTTAGCTCTCATTGTCATTATTGTGTCGCCTCTTAAACCACAGAATATCTCTATCATTTTGATAGCTAAAAAGTTCTCATCTTCGTTGCTGTCTTGGATTTTTAAATACTTTTGATATTGTCCTAAAGTTATTTCACTTAGGGTACTAGGAATATTTGCATTTACTTTCATACATATATAACGAAGAAATAAAAAGTTTTAGAAACTATTGTATTATGTATTTACCTCTATTAGGGTTTTTAAGTTGGAAGCTCACAGCGTATCTTATTGCATCAATTAAATGATTAAATTTATCGATAGGTGTATTAGACTTTTTCTCTAGCCAAGAATAGTTGTTTAGTTCTTTGACGAGGTTTATACTATCTTCGCTTATTACTAAATCATAGTCTTGTAAAAGTGATATACCATAGGTAACGCTTCCTTGTCCTTTTACACTTGGTTTGACATTACATCCCTTTGATCGTATCTCGCTTATAAGTCTTGGCTCTGCGCTATCTGCAACTATTAAACTGTCTTTTGCGTGTTGTATGTTTAAGCGTGTTATTTCGCTTGTTGTTAGGCTAGGTAAGTAATAACATTCTTTTAAGTAAATAAGTTTGTTAGAAGTGTCTATATTAGTTTCTATTAATGTTGTAGGATCATTGCTAAATCCGTAATCTTGTCCGAATACTGATACTCCTATTTTTTTAAACTCTCCTATCTTCCAATTATTAAAGATAACTCCCTCAGCTTTATTTAACCATCCACCTAATATAGCGTGCTTGTATTTTAATGGACGTCTTATTTTAAGTTCTTCTATTTGCTTTAAAAATGATTCACTTAAGTTTTTTAGATTGTCTTGGTATGTTGTGTGTATGTAACTCGTATTATCTTTAGAACTATTAATTCCCTCTTGTATTCCTTTATCTTCAAAGAATCTTTGATATATCCAATGTTCTTTAGTAGTAGGGTTTAATATAAGTATTATTCTATTTTGGTTTTTAGTTTCTCGTATTGTTAAGTCTATCTTGTCAAATGTTTCCTCATCTGTTAATTCCTCAGCCTCATCTAGTACCCAAGTAGTAACGCCAGTAATAGATTTAAGATTTGCTGTTTGATCTCCTGATGATGTTTTGATTCCTTTAAATACAATCTTGCTTCCTGATCTTATATTAATGATTTCATCTTTAGTAATGTGAAAGTCATCAAACTTATCTAAGAGTTCTATCTTCTCTATAAATTCAGGTATAATAGAAACATATGCTGAGGTTAAAGTATATCTTGTAAATAGTATTGTATGGTTTGCTTCGTATGTAAGCAACACTAACATTATGTTAACAGAAAAAGATTTTCCTGATGCTCTACCTCCAGTAATTACATAATATCTAGTATCATTGCCGATAGCTTGATATTTAGGGTTTATGTCTATCACTTAAATTTAATTAAGTCTTTAAAACTAATGTTTAAACCTGATGATGAGTTAATGTCAATCTTTTCTTTTGGCTTTCCGTATCGGTAATTAAAGTAGATTTGTATTGCTCGTATATCGCCTTTAGCTATTAGTTCTCCTAGCTTTTGTAATGCTATCTCATTATCTATAACATTATCTAACTTCTCAACTAATTTAAGTTCATCTGCTTTAGGTTTTCTTCCTGAGCCTAATCTTCTACCTCCTCTATTTTCTAATTTGTACATTTTGAAAAACTTTGATTAATCAAATATATAACGTTAGTTTTCAGGATTTTGGTTAGGCAGTCTTTTTTTAATCTCTAGTATCTCTCTTGATAACTTATCTACCATTATATAAAGATTAGCTGTTATTCTTTCTATCTGTGCTATCTTTTGTTTCTGTGTCCATTTCTTGTCTTTCAAAATAATTCTGTTTGAGTTGTGTCTTGTTTTGTCATTATTCCTAGAGCTGTATCTAATATAGTTTTTCCTGCTTCATAATCTACAAGGTTTCTTGCTATTTTTTCCAAAACCCCAATACCTAGCTCTACTATGTGTAGGACAAGGAGGAGAACTCCAAATAAAATCAAACTCTTTATAATTGTCTAACAAGTATTGGTGAGCATCTGCTACTATTACTTTATCTTTTGGAAACCTCTCTTGATATAATCTTGCTAATTCCTCATCCCATTCTACAGCAGTAATATCGTGGTTATTTCCCCATTTATATCTATTACCTCCTAAACAAGCATAAAGATTTAGTATTTTCATTCTGTTCCAGAGATTATTTGATCGTGTGGTATTTTGTAATCGCCAAACTGTTCATCATAACCCTCGTGGAATTTATCTCCTTCTATTTCTTTTTGTAAGTGTGCTAATGCTCTCCAAGCTACCTTTGCTGTATGTCTTACTCCGTCTATGTCGTGCATACCATTTTCCATTAGGTGTCGCATAAGTGCATCTAAGTCATCGCTACTCTTTTCTCTGTCCCAATGTAT